CCTCGCCGGTCGCGAGCCGGAAGCGGAGAAACTTGGCGCGCACCGGTCGAATGTCGCCGCCGAACTGGTGGATCGCCGCGTAGACGAGCGGTACCGTGCCGCCCGTCACCGTGACCTTCTTCCCGGCCGCCTTGCCCTCGGTCCACACGGAGCGCCGAAGCCGGCCGGTGTCGAGGAGCGTCTGCCCGCTCTGCACGCGGGCCCGCAGCGACGGCTTCCAGCGGTTTCCGGTCGTCGGGTCCGCCTGCTTCACGAAGCTCTGCTGCGAGTCCGAAAAGAGCTTCGCCTCCGCGAACTCGGCGACCTCGCGCAGCGCGGGCCCGCCCGAGAAGCCCTCGACGCCGCGCGTGATCCTCGCGAAGAGCCGCGAGTAGTCAACGGAGAAGCCGGGCCCGGCCATTAGAAGAGCTCCGCGTCGGCCCAGCCGCGAGAGTCGGCGCTCGAGACGGCGATTCCGCCGGCCGCGGTCGTCGAGCTGGGGAGTGCTGCCTCCGGCACAGCGAGCTTGCCCGCGGCGATCTGCTTCAAGTCCGCCTTCGCCGACTCCCAGAGCTTCGACGTGTGCTCCGGCGTGACGACGAGCGGCCGCCGCGCGTAGAGCGGGCCGATCGCGAGCCGAGCGCCGAGCCCGGCGAGGTACTCGCCCGGCGCAGCGACCGGCGCGTCGTAGCCGCCGGCCAGGAGCGCGGCGTCGATCTCCGCCGTCACCTTCGCGTACACGTCGGCGAGCACGGACGCGTCCGCCGCGCCGTCGACGTCGTCGTCGGCGAGCGTGATCAGCGTCGCGGCGTCGATCACGCCGAGCAGATCCGCCTCGTCGAAGTACGCCGGCACTTACCGCCGCCCCTTCCCCTTGCCTTTCGGGCCGGCCGCCTTGCCCGCCGCCCGGCCGCCGGCGGCGCCCCGCGGCGCCGGCGGGACCGCCGGGCCGGCCGGCGGCCCATCGGGCGCCACGGAGCCAGAGCGCGAGTCCCCCTCGCTGTCGCCCGGCTCCTCGACGTCCGCCTCGAGGTCGCCGACGGCTGGCGCGTCGCCGTCGACCTGGTCGCCGAGCTCCTCGACGACCTCGAAGCCGCGCTCCGTCACGAGGCGCTCCGCCTCGAGCTCGTCGACCTCGAAGACGGTCCCGGCCGGGATCGTGCCACGCACCGCGAGCGGGTGTTCCGGCGCCCCGTACCCCATCGGTCCCTTCACCTTGACGCCCATCGTTCCCCCGATGCTGCTCAGCCCGCGGGGCGGGCTGCTCACCGCCCCGCGAGCCGGTCAGCTACCCGATCAGGTCAGCGTGTCGAGCCAGAGGTAGCCCGCGGTGTTCATGGCGACCCAGGCCTTGTAGAGCTCGGTGTAGTTGACGATCTCGATCTTCCCGCGCTCCGTGATCTCGGTCGACACGAAGCCGAAGACGTCCTGATCGCCGGTCGACGAGAAGCGCTCCGCGGCCGTGAAGCCGAAGGTCGGGCTCTCGACCTCGCCCGGGTTCGGCTCGGCGTACCGCAGCCCGGCCGCGTCGCCCCAGATCGAGGTCAGGGTCGCGCCGTCCGTCGAGTACACGGCGTCGCAGACGATGATCTCCGGCACGCCGATCGCCTCCGCGAAGGCGGCGAGCGGGATCGTCAGCGGCGTCGTCTTGCCCGGCGACAGCTTCATGCGATCCCACACGGTCGTGTTCTCCTCGATCGCCCGCCAGACCGACTTCTCGAGCCAGAAGGCGTTCGGGTCCTTCCCGATCTTCGTCCGGACGAGCTCGATCTTCGCCTTGATGGCGCCGATCACGTCGACCGCCGACGTGCCCGAGCTCTTGTAGTTCCACTTCGCCGCGCCGCCGCCCACCGTCTCGGAGTGACCGGACGCGTAGTTGGCGGCCGTGGTGACGACGGTCGCGATCGCCTTCTCGCGCCCGAGCAGGACACGGTTCTTCGACGTGCGCGCGGCCCGGGCGCGGTAGTCGATCCCGACGACGCCGCCGGCGCGGATCTCGCGCCAGTCGATCGGCGTGTCGATCGTGTGCTCCTCGAGCGAGACGTCGACGTAGGTCGGCGCCTCGAAGTCGGCCTTCTTCGCCGGCGCCCGCAGCGCGCGCTCGTCGTCCTGCACCTGCAGGAGCCCCGCCGTGTACTTCGGCAGGCGCACCCCCTGCTCGTCGCACGGCAGCAGCGGCAGGATCTTCGTGCCGACGAGCGAGCCCGGCGCGAAGCCGAGCACCTTCATGGTGAGCTTCGGGCTCACCGCCAGCTTGAGATCGTTCAGCCTCGCCACGTTCCCCCCCTTCGCCCGTCAGTCGAGCAGCACGAGCGCCGCGGCGTTCTCCGCGGCGGCCGTGATGACGATGCCGTTGAGCTCGACCGGCGGCACGCCGCCGGACAGGACCGGAGCGGCCAGGAAGCCGGCCGCGATCTGCACGGCGTCGGCGGCCGCGGTGATGACAGCGCCGTTCGCCGCGGTTGACGTGACCGGCGTCGCGCCGGAGTCGACCGTCAGCTTCGTGCTGTCGATGGTCGCCTTCGTCTCGTCGACGACCGGAGCCGCGGCGGCGAGTGCCGCCGCCGTGACGCCCTTGCCGTTCGCGTCCGACGCGACGCGGTCGCCGACGGCGAGCCCGCCCGAGCCGGCCGTGACCTCGACGACGTTCCCCCGGCCGTAGAGCGTGATCTGCTCGCCGAGCGCGGCGTCGAAGTACGCGACGCCGACCGCCTTCTTCCCGGCGCCGCAGTGCTGGCCGTCGTAGCCGACGAAGCGCTTCGCGGTGACAGCCGCGGCCGCCTCGAGCGAGATCGCCGGCGTGATGAGCTGGATGCTGTTCGCCATCGCCTCAGACCTCCCCTCGCTCGACACGACCGAGCGCGACGTCGAAGCTGACCTTGTCGCGCTGCGAGATCTCGAGCGCCTTCTCGACCTCGGCGAGCTCCGCCGGGTCCATGTCCGCCTCGACGCCGTGCGGCAGCCGCAGCGAGAAGCGCGGCCCGCCGGTCGTCTTCGCGGACGTGATCGGCAGGCGCTTCCCGCCGCCGTCCGTCGCCGGCACCGGCAGGAGCTCGAGCGTCGCGGTGAACGCGTCGAAGTTGCGCGCCGCCAGCTCGCGCAGCTTCGCCTCGTTCCCCTCGTGCACCTTGCCCGCCTGCCGCCCGGTGGCGATCGCGAGCTCGATCTCCTGAGCGCGCTTCGCCTTCTCGAGCTCCGCGGCCGCCTTCTCGACGGTCGCGAGCTTCGCCTCGAGCTCGCCGTGCTTGTCCGCCTTCTCGCGGAGCTCGGCGAGCCTCGTCACCGCGTCCTCTTCGGACGTGGCGCCGAGCGCCTTCAACACCTTCTCCGACATAGCCGCCCCCCTTTGCCTCGCGCCGCCGTCCGCGGCGCTCCCGTCGCCGAGCTCCTCGGCGCTGCGATCCGTGACCGCGTGAGCTGCGACCGGCAGCATTCCGTGAATGGCCGGCGCGTTCGTGAGCCCCCCGCCGACGACGGCGAGCACGACTCCCTCGGCGTCGTGGAAGAACTCCGGCGAGACGTAGCGGAACTCGCGATCGGCGAGCGCCTGCCGGGCCCGCGGCGTCCAGAGCACGGAAGCCCAGACGCCGTGCTCCGACGTCGCCGCGGCGCCGGGCGCCGGCGCCACGACCTCGAGCGCCTCGATCCAGCCGGAAGCCGGCGCGGCGCCCGCCTCGGGCCGGCCGCGACCGCCGACGTGGTCGTAGTTGAAGGCGAAGTCCCGGCTCCGGCCGTTGAAGACGGCCGCGATCGACTCCGCGCTGCGCGCGTCGACGTACCACGGGCCGCGGCCGTCGACGGGCTCGACCTTCCCCCACGGGAAGAGCTGCACGCGCTGCCGCTCCGGCCATGCCTCGCCGTCCGCCGGCCGGCTCGCCTGTAGGTCGACGCGGGCCCGCCCGTACGCGGCGCCGGCGGCCGCCTCGCCGAGCTCGCGCGCCAGGAGCACGACAGCTCGGCCGGCGTCGCCGTCGATCTCGTCGAGCAGCTCCGCGGCCGCGTCGAAGATCGCCCGGTGCCCCTGCTGCGAGGCGCCGCGCTTCGCCGCGATCACGGAGCGCCGGTAGACGGCGACGCCGGTCGCCACCGGGTACGCGAAGGCGCCGCCGTCGAGCTCGGCGAGGCAGGCTTCACGGACCGCGAGAAGCGACTTCTCCTCGGCGGCCGGAAGCGCCTCGTCTGTGACCTTGCCGGCAGCGATCAGCCGGCGAGCAGCGGCGACGCCGGCTTCGTTACGCCGAGCCCGCGCCGCCACGCCCGCCCCCGCGCTTCCCTGCCCGCTCCCGCATGATCCGCGCCCCCCGCGAATATCCTTCGCGCCGGCGCCGCAGAGCGTCAAGTGTTTTGTCTAGATGTTGGCGCGGAGCGCTCTAGCGCTTCTTCGCGTACGGCGGCGGCAGCATGACGGGCGGCGCGATCGCGCGGCGCCAGTTTTCCGCCGCGGCTGCTTCCCGCCCCGGCTTTGCCTCGAAGCGGATACCGTTGTCGCCAGCGAACGGCTCGCGGTGATCGTGTTCGTTGTCGAGGATCGCCGCCGGCACGCCGTCAGGAAACGCCGCGCACGTCTTCCGCCCGAGCCAGTGCCGGCAGAATGAACACTGCGACCACGAGCCGCCATCGGGATCGCCCCAGCGTGTCGAGTCGCCCGTCACGGTATGACCTCCAAGTCGAGCAGGAGCTTCGTCTTGTTGAAGATCGTCGCTCCGACGACCTCGAAGCGCAAGCCCCTACCGAGAAGCACTTCGAGCTCGCTGGAATACTGCGAGACGTTCGCGACGTAGATCGCCGGCGTGCCCGCCGGGACACGAATCCGCACGAGCAGCTCGCCGCGGAAGCTGCGAGCCCGCGACGCCGACGTCGAGACGAAGGCGGGATGATGCCAGCGCTTCCCGACGAGGTCCGCCGGGTCGAAGTCCGGCCCGCCGATCACGACGTCGTCGAGGAGCGGGCACCATCGCGCGCTCGTGCCCCGGTAGACGACGACGTCTTCGGCGATCGTCGCGCGCCCGATCGCCGCGTCGATCCCGTTCACCCAGCCCTCGATCTGCTCTCGAGTGAAGGTCGTCGCGGTCCCGGTCGACAGAAAGCGATTGATCGCGGCGCACTTCCCGCCCGTGTACTCCCAGAGTGCCGCGCGCTCGTAACCCGAAACGCCGGCGCGCACCGCATCCGCGGTCGAGCTCGACCACCATCGGCTCGCCTCGTGCGCGTCGTCGGCGAAGTCGCGCCAGCCTTCCGGCGCCGGTGGCGGCGTCGGCGCCGGGATCACCTTCGGCTTCTTCGCGGGCTTCGGTTTCGGCGGCGGCGCCGGAGCCGGCTTCGGCGCTTTCGGTTTCGGCCCCTTCGGCTTCGGCGCCGGCGGCGCCGGCAGCTTCGGCGGAGCCTCCGGCGGGATCGTCGGCGGCAGCGGCGGCACCGGCGGCACGATCGGCGGCACGACCTCGCCCCAGCCGGCCGCGGCGAGGCGCTCGAGGAGCGACTCGCGGAGCTCGTCGGACAGAGCGGCGACGCTCGGCGCGTTGCGGAAGCCCTCGTCGGCGCGGATCGGCACGCCGTCCTCGTCGACGATCGTCCCGTGCGCCTCGCGGGCGCCCAGGTCCTCGAGCTCGTCGGCGTCGGCCGGCACGACCGAGCACCGGCAGTTGTAGCCGAGCGGCGGCCAGTATTCCGGCGGGAACTCCTCTTTCCGCCAGTAGAAGCCGTCGAGCGCAAGGTGCTCGTCGCGTACCCGGTCGTCATTGATCGCGTCGAAGACGAGATAGTCGACGTGCGGCGAGCCGGCGATCTCGAGGTAACGCGCCGACTCCATGACGCTCGCGAGCGTGGTCCGGAAGATCGTCTCGGCGTGCCACGCCGTCGTGCCCCAGCCGGTCGACGCGAGGATCTCCTCGAGCGAGTCCCGCCAGTCGGCGAGCGTCCCCCCCTCGCGGATCACGTCGAGCAGCGCGTCGCGCAGCGCCGTCAAGGTCGTGAGCTGCGTCACGCCGGCGACGCCCCAGGCGAGCAGATACGCCCCTTCGCCGGCGGCGCGGATCGCGTCCCGCGGAAGTAGCAGGCGCGACGCGAGGAGCTCGAGCAGCACGTCCGCCGGGTAGGCTTCCCAGACTGGCGAGAAAGCGGGAGTCCGCGGCGCCGGCACGTGTCAGCTCGAGGCGCTCGCGCGCCGAGCTTGGGCCCGGTCGATCCACGCCTTCGCGTTCGCGGCGCCGTTGAAGTGCGCGGCGAGGTTGTAGCGCCGGAAGATCTCGGCGATCGGCCCGAGCTGTTTCGGCGTCAGGAGCGCGCGAAGCGCGGCGTCGGCCTCCGCCGGCGTGGCGTTCTCGGGCACGGCAGCCCGCACAAGCGCCGGCAGCGTCCGCCGCACGTGCGCCGCGAGCTCCGCGGCGCCGGCCGCGGTGAGCTCCTCGAGCGCCTGACCGGCGACGCCGGTCCCCTGCCGTGCGAGCTCGGCGCCGAGCGCCGCGGCGAGGCGCGATGCCGCCTCGTCAACCCTTTCGTCAACGTCGTCGGGCTCCTCGCCGTCGCCGTCGCCGTCGCTGGCCGCCGGCGGCCGCTTCGGCTCCGGCTCCTCGGCCGGCTCGAGTCCGAACTCGACGAGGACCGGCTCCCAGTTGAACCGCGCGCCGGCCGCGTAGAGCTTCGAGAGCACCTCGGCGCGCTCCTTCGGATCTTGCTCCGACTCCCAGCCGTACCGGCAGACGATCAGCCGGCGGCCGCCCGCGCGGGCCCGCTCGATCGGCCGGCAGAGCTGCGCCTCGACCTCGTCGCGCAGCAGCGTTGCGTCGTCCTCGGCGATCACGTCCTCGGTCTTGGCACGGACCTCGTCGGAGGCGCGCGCGCCCGACGTCCCCTGCATCGTGGTCGACGACTGCCCGAGGATGCCCGTCGTGATCCGCCGCTCGAGCTTGTCGAGGATCGAGTCGAAGGCTTGTCCGGCCGACTGCCGAGCATCTTGTAGGAGCTCGATCTCGAGGTCCTTCGGGATGGAGACGCGCGCGTCGGAGTGCAGCGCCTCGAGCGCCTCGAGCACCGTCTGCTCGACCGTCTTCCCGTTCGCGGCCGGCTGGGTATCGCGATCGTACTTCCCAACCAAAGGCGGCGAGCCGAATTTCTCGAGGTACTTCGCCCAGTCGCGGAGCACGTACGCCGAGATCAGCCACGCGCCGACGATCCGCCGGAGCACGGCCGCGCTCGCCGGGTCGTGCGGATCCGCCTTGACGACGATCAGCCG